CATTACACTTACAGATAATAGTTCTGGTGAAGTAACTATTGATGCAGCAAGTGCTGCTGGATTAACATCATTTGGAATAGCTACTGATCCAGGAAGTACAGCGGGAACAGTAGATGTAACAAACAATACATTAACATTTAAAGAACAAGTAAATGATATAGATGGTGTTAATTATAATTACATAGCTCAAGATATTAGTGCTACTAATATATTAACAACTGGTTTGAGCGCAGACACATCTGGTTTAACTGCTACAACAAAACTAACACACTATTTAAGAGCTGATAATACATGGGCTGCACCAGCAGGTTCTGGTACAGTTACAAGTATAGGGTTGGCATTAGGAACAGCCGGTACTGATATATCTGTATCAAATTCTCCAGTTACAGCAAGCGGTAATATAACTTTAGACATTCCAACAGCATCGTCTGCAAACAGAGGTGCTTTATCAAGCGCAGACTGGTCTACATTTAACAGTAAAGAACCGGCTTTAACAAAAGGAAATTTAACAGAGAATAATTCTGCAATATTAACAATAACGAATGGATCAAATGCTGTAATAGGTTCTGGAACAAGTATAGAAGTAGCACAGGCTTCTAATTCAACAAGCGGATATTTATCTTCAACTGATTGGCAAACATTCAACGGTAAAACTTCAAACACAGGAACGGTTACAAGTGTTGGTTTAAGTTATACAACAAATGGTGGTTCAGCTGCTGACGGTAATCCTGCTTTTATTGTTTCTGCAAGTCCTGTAACCACAAGCGGAACTATTGATATAGATGCTCAAGGTACAGCGGCTCAATATATAACTGGGCAAGGTAAATTAGCTACTCTTCCTTCTGCTGGAACAGGAACAGTAACTTCTGTATCAGCAGGAACTCTTGATGGCGTATCATTAACCATTACAAATCCTTCTACTACTCCATCATTATCAATAACTAATTCAGACAAAGGTTCAGACCAAAACATATTTAAAACTGTAGCGGTATCAGGTCAAAACAATATAGTAGCTGATACTAATGCAGACACCCTTACTTTTGCAGCAGGAACGGGTATTACTTTAACTACTGATTCCACAACTGACACATTAACAATAAATGCTACCAATAACGGAACAGTAACATCAGTAACAGGAACCACACCTATATCTTCTTCGGGTGGATCAACTCCTGATATTTCAATAGCAACAGCGGACGCAACTACAACAGGGGCTTTATCATCTACAGATTGGAATACATTTAATAATAAAACATCTAACTTAGGAACAGTTACTTCGGTAGACGTAAGTTATAACACAACAGGTGGAAGTGCTGTAGCTGGCGCTGCTGCATTTACAGTTACAGGTGGGGCCATAACAAGCTCTGGAACTATAGCATTAACTTCTGATGGAACCTCAGCGCAATACATTGACGGAACAGGTAAACTTGTTGATTTTCCAACACTCACATCTGGAACAGTTACATCGGTAGGAATAAATGCAGATAGTGGAGCTGGAACTGGTATTACAACTTCAGGAGCATTTACTTTTAGTGGAGGAACTCTTATTTCTACTTCTGTTACGGGTAATACAGTAACATTTAATCATAGTACAGTAACAAGAACTAACGGCACAAGCTCTTCAACTATTTCCGTAGGAGGGAACTTTGACGTTATAGATTCAATAACATCAAATGCAACAGGACACATTACTGCTGTAAACACAAAAAATGTTACACTACCAGAAGAATATCAGGGAGCTACTGGAGCATCAAATGGAGTGGCTGGATTTGTGCCGCAGCCATTAACAGCTACTGACGATCAATCTAAATATTTAAAAGGAGACGGAACTTGGAGTGTTAGTGGATTAGTTACAAGTATTGTGGCCGGTACAGGAATATCGGTTTCTGGCGCTACAGGAAATGTAACTATAACCGCATCTAATAACGGAAGCGTTACCTCTGTTAATTTAACAGGAAACTCAGGGACAGGTACAGCAATAACGGGAAGCGGAACATTTGATATAGACGGTATAACTACTGCTTCTTCAGGCTCTACAACTAATCATTTTAATGGAATAAGCACAACTGCAAATAATTTTGATTTAGACATTAGCGGTTTTGCTATACCAGATGAAAATGAATATTGGTTCTATAGAGCTAATAGTGGAACTGGTACATCTGCTATGGGGTTACAAAAAAGTATTGTTTATGGATATGATGATGCTTACAAGAGTTTAGCGGTAGCAAATGGAGAGGTTGGCAAAGAAGGTTACACTTTAGTTTTAGGAGCTTCTGCATCTTCCAGAGCATATATATTTAATGCAGGAAATACAACATACAGATGGAGTAATGTAGATGCGGCAGGAACCACTGACTCATCAACAAACTCTATATTTATTGGTGCTAATGCGGGTGCTGCGGCTGCAACCAATGCTGATAATATAGGTATCGGTTCAAATGCCTTATTAGCATCTACTAATGGAGCAAGTAATATAGCATTAGGAACAGATTCAGGTAAAGCATTACTTGCGGGAGCAAGAAATATATTAATAGGAAAAAGTGCAGGACAATCACTTGTAGCTTCTGATGACAATATAGCAATAGGAGACCTTTCTTTATCAACAGCAAATAGTGCAGATGCAGACCAAAATATTGCAGTAGGTAAAAACACATTATCTACATTAACGACAGGAGCAAGAAACATAGCTATAGGACATCAAACACTTGCAGATGGGGTGCTGGTTCAAACAGATAATATATTCTTAGGGTATCAAGCAGGTATGGAAGCCTTTGGTGGAGCAGATATTGGTATTGGTTATCAAGCTCTTCTTTATGGATCAAACTCAACTCCAAATGTAAATACTAACGAAGAAACAGGAAGAGTAGCTATCGGATACAAAGCATTAGCAGGAGGCTCAGGAACTGCTGTGCAAGGAATTGGAAACGTAGCTTTAGGAGGTCATGCGGGAGAGTTTAATGCGACATCAGTGGTTGGTGGTGCTGTTTATGTTGGTCATTATGCTGGTAATAATACCAATGGTTTAACAACAACTGGATTTGGTCAAGTAGCAATAGGTAAAAATGCAATGAAGTTTACTGTAACAAGTCAATCTATTGCAATAGGATACCTTGCAATGGAAGATGCTGCTTCGCCAACAATAGGAGGTAATTCCCATGTTGCTATTGGTAAAGGCGCAATGCGTACTGCAACAGTAACTGGTAACAATAATATAGCTATTGGAACGGACGCAAATTCCAGCACTGCAAATGTTGTTTCTGCTGTTGTTGCATTAGGGTATCAATCAAAAGCCAAAGGTACTTGTACTATAGCTATAGGTTGTCAAGCTTCTGCTGGAGATGATGCTTCAAGCACAGACAGTATAGCTATAGGTAACGATTCTAACACAGCAGGAACTAAATCAATTTCCATAGGACGTAATGCTTCAACAACAGGAACACACTCAATAGCTATAGGTGATAACGCACAAGTTATTGATAATTACAGTGTAGCAATTGGAGCAGGTGCATCAACTAATGCTGCAAATCAGCTTGCTTTTGGTACAGCAGCTCAAAACTTAGGTTCTGTTGTAACACAAACTATAACTCCAAATAAAACTTGGGAGGTAAGAATAAATGGAGTTAACTACTTAATACCAATAGTAGCAGCACCATAAATTAAATTAAATTGAATGAGAGTAGAATTAAATGAAGAGTCTATTAAACATATAAACCGCTTATTACAATCACTACCAATTAGTACATTATCTATAGTAGAAGAAATTACAGCGGAGATAAACAAAGGTTTAGTAGAAGATAAAAAATAAAATAAAATGGATATAAGAAAGATTTCCATTGGTTCTGATTATAAATCAGGTTCAATGCACTATATAGTTGGCCAGCCCGTTCTGGGAGGAGAATACAAAATACATTTAATACAAGCAAAAGAAGATAGTCAGTCTTATAAATTATGGGTAATTAAAAACGAAGAACTATTTGTTTGGAAAGAGTTTTTATACACACTACCTATAACCTTAGAATATAATATAAATTTTTAATGAGGTCTATATATTCTTTTATTGTTGAGCCAGTTAACAATAGCAGGTATAACAATACAAAAAAATTAGGTAATGTAGAGTTGGTAACAAGTGTATCTGAAGAAGACCATGTATCTTCAAACAGATTAGCTGTTGTAAAAGAATTGCCTCTAAATTACACAGGAGAAGTAAAAACAGGAGATACGTTGTTAGTTCATCATAATGTATTTAAGTTTTATAATGATATGAAAGGTAAAAGAAAAAGCGGCAAAAGTTATTTTAAAGAAAATTTATTTTTTATAGATGAAGATCAGTTTTTTATGTATAAAACCAACGATACCTGGAATGCTCATGGAAAATATTGTTTTGTAAAACCAATACCTACAGAAGATTCTTTAATTTTAAAAAACACAAAATACGAGCCTTTACAAGGAATTATAAAGTATAATAATGAACAACTAAAAAAACTTGGAGTGGATATAGGTGATAAAGTAATCTTTACGCCAAATAGTGAATATGAATTTGAGGTAGAAGGTGAGTTACTTTATCGTATGTTTACAAACAATATAACAACAATATTAAATGAATAATAAAGAGCTTAAATTACAAATAATAGAGGCAGGTGAAAAAGCTGTAAAGCAATTGGTTAAGGTAGCTAAAGAAGAGATAATAAAGTATGATAAAGATGATGAGTTAGCTGCTGATAGATTAAAAAACGCAGCGGCAACTAAAAAGCTGTGCATTATGGATGCATTTGAAATAGTAAAAAGAATAGAAGAAGAAAGAAATTTATTAGAAGGAAAAGTTATAGAGTCTAAAAACAATACACCAAAAGGATTTGCAGAGTCACGATCAAAATAAATTATATAGGCTTTTACCTAATTTTGTTCCTTCAGGAATTATTAAAAGAAAAAATAAGGCAAAAACATGGGAATATGGATATAACGAAAAGTACGATGTAGTTGTTATATCAAAAGACGGAACTATAGGAGATGTTTATGAAATAAGCGGTGTTAGAATAGCTTTGCCTGCTACTCCAAAGATATTATACAATTCACGAGAAAAACAAAAAGACCAGTGTTGGAATCCAACATTATTACCTAAGCCGCTAAAAAGAATACAGTCAATATTTCAATGGCACAACACTCCATCAGATTTTAAAAACGAATGGGTAGATTATATTGAAAAAGAATTTGACAAAAGAGAAGAAGGCCTGTGGTTTATGAATAACGGTATACCTACATATATAACAGGAACTCATTATATGTATTTACAATGGACTAAAATAGATGTAGGTAATCCAGATTTTAGAGAAGCTAATAGAATATTTTATATATTTTGGGAAGCGTGTAAGGCAGATAAAAGAAGTTTCGGTATGTGTTATTTAAAAATAAGACGTTCAGGTTTTTCTTTTATGAGTTCTTGCGAAGGTGTAAATCAAGCTACAATAACAAGAGATGCTCGTATTGGCATACTGTCTAAAACAGGAGCTGATGCAAAAAAAATGTTTACTGACAAAGTTGTTCCTATATCTAACAACTACCCTTTCTTTTTTAAACCTATTCAGGATGGTATGGATAAGCCAAAAACAGAATTAGCATACAGAGTACCAGCATCTAAGATTACTAAAAAAAATATGTACTTAACCGAACAAGATGAGTTAGAAGGACTTGACACAACTATTGACTGGAAAAACACCTCCGACAACTCATATGATGGTGAAAAATTACAATACTTATTACATGATGAAAGCGGAAAATGGGAAAAGCCAGAAAATATTTTAAATAACTGGAGGGTAACTAAAACTTGTTTAAGATTAGGTAGCAAAATTATTGGAAAGTGTATGATGGGGTCTACCTCAAATGCTTTAGATAAAGGAGGTTCTAATTTTAAAAAATTGTATGAAGACTCAGACGCAACAAAAAGAAATCAAAATGGACAAACAAAATCTGGCTTATATAGTTTGTTTATTCCTATGGAATGGAACTTTGAAGGTTATATAGATAAATATGGTATGCCTGTATTAAAAACTCCAGAAAAACCAGTTATAGGTATTGATGGTGAAGATATTAAAATAGGAGCTGTAGATTATTGGGAAAATGAAGTAAGCTCTTTATCTTCTGATGCAGATGCTTTGAATGAGTTTTACAGGCAGTTTCCCAGAACAGAGTCTCATGCTTTTAGAGATGAGTCAAAACAATCTTTATTTAACTTAACTAAAATATATCAGCAAATAGATTATAACGATTCATTGATTTTAGATCATCACGTTACCAGAGGTTCGTTTTCGTGGTTAAATGGCGTAAAAGATACTACTGTTGTTTTTAGCCCTAATAAAAGTGGTAGATTTTTAGTAACTTGGACTCCAGGAGCTGCTTTACAAAATAGAAAAATATCTAAAGGAGGAAGATGGTATCCAGGAAATGAACATATTGGTTCTTTTGGATGTGACTCTTATGATATATCTGGAGTTGTTGTGGGCAAAGGTTCTAATGGCGCTTTGCACGGAATGACTAAGTTTAATATGGATGATGCGCCCAGTAATGAATTTTTTTTAGAATATATTGCAAGACCTCAAACAGCAGAAATATTTTTTGAAGAAGTTTTAATGGCTTGTGTTTTTTATGGTATGCCTATACTATGTGAAAATAACAAACCACGATTATTATATCATTTTAAAAACAGAGGTTACAGGGGTTACTGTATGAATAGACCAGACAAAAGATTTAATAAATTATCAAAAACAGAAAGAGAGTTAGGAGGTATTCCAAACTCATCAGAAGACGTAAAGCAATCACACGCAGCTGCAATAGAATCTTATATTGAAAAACATATAGGATTAGATTTAGAAGGTACTTTTAGAGACACAGAATCTATGGGTACAATGTGTTTTCAAAGAACATTAATGGACTGGGCAAAGTTTGATATTAACAATAGAACAAAGTTTGACGCATCTATAAGTTCCGGATTAGCAATTATGGCAAATCAAAAGCACCTGTATACACCTACTAAACAAAAATCAAAAATAAGTGTTAACTTTGCAAGATATAACAATAAGAGTTCTCTAAGTCAATTAATAAGATAAATGAAGGGAGTAACAATAGATATAAAATCTGCCGCATTTCCAGATCAATTTGTACCTGACGCTAAAAAGGCAACAAAGGAATACGGATTACAGATAGGACAAGCGATACAATACGAATGGTTTAGAAAAGGAGCGGGATATAACTCGTGCCGATTTTATGACCAATGGTTAGAGTTTAATCGTTTGAGATTATATGCCAGAGGCGAACAATCAATAGCAAAATATAAAAATGAGTTAGCAGTAGATGGAGATTTAAGTTATTTAAATTTAGACTGGACTCCAGTTCCTGTAATTCCTAAATTTGTTGATATAGTTGTAAATGGAATGAGCGACAGATTATTTACTGTTCAAACATACGCACAAGACGCAATGTCTTCAGAAAAAAGAGGTGAGTTTCAGCAAATGGTAGAAACTAATGTTATAGCAAAACCTTTGTTTCAACAAATAGAAAAAGATTTTGACGTTGAAGTTTTTCAAGTAAACCCTGATGAATTACCAGAATCAGATTTAGAAATGGAACTTTATATGCAAATGAATTACAAACCAGCAGTTGAAATAGCAAATGAATGTGCTATAAATACTATACTGGCAGAAAATCATTATGAGCAAACAAGAAAAAGGTGTGACTTAGATTTGATGACTTTAGGTATAGGAATGACAAAGCACAGCTTTCAATTAGGAGATGGTGTTAAAGTTGAATATGTAGACCCTGCAAACGTAGTATATAGTTATACTGAAGACCCTCATTTTAAAGATTGTTTTTATTGGGGTGAAAT